TGCAGCATTAGCTGTAGATATAGCGGTGTTACTGTTAGCAAGTGCCGTGTTAGCTGTCGCTTGTACAGCAGAAGCATCAGTACTTTCAGCAAAAGCACGAGTCTCTTGTGAATAATACAACACCTGTGTGAAGTTATCGTTTAAATCTTGTGATCGAATAGCGGATCCAGAATAAAACGTAGCATCAGGTGTATCACCAGGCGTATCACGATAAATTCTAATAGCAGCCCCATTAACTGGAGCTGTATTAAACTGTACAGTGGTAGCGTTGGCTAGGGTATATGCAGTTGTCAGTGTACCGTTAATGCTAACTTTAATGTCAGCAGTACTAAGATATGGAAAGGTGAATGAATAGAGAACAGTAGACCCGTTCCCAGTGTATGTATTCTGAGTGACAGCCATCGCTTAAAACGATCAATAGGACATTGTTTGCTTCATGTTATCGAGGAACTGTTTGGCACCGTCGATATCACCCACCTGAAGGAAGCTCTCAACAGTTTGGTTCTTGTAAACCTTTTGTTGGATCTTATCACGTGTTGAGATCTGTGATTCAGCATAACGCATGGATGAACGTAGTGCTGTATCAAGATACAAGTGAATATTCTTGAACTTCTCTACATCAGGTTGTAGACCCAGTTCTCGTGCTTTTTTAAACTCTTTACGGAACTCCTTACCATCTTGTGTCTGCATGATACGTTGGATTTCTCGTTTAAAGATACCCTGTTTACCCATCATGCTGGTAACTTCAGCCCGCTCATCTCCACTATATTCAACACCCCTACCGTTGGTTTGGAGGCTTGGACGTGCATCATATTCAATGTCCATCAGGAATTGCTTCTCAGGACTAATAGAGCCGCTCACCTTCCACGGTAGATAGGTATTCCAAACACGAGCAAAGAAGTTGGGAGGTTCACCAACTTTACCACCATCAATCCAATCAGCTGCATCAGGAAGAGTCTGTTTACCAATTGGATTACGGTTAGCTACAAGGTCAAAGAAATTATTCTCTAGTTCTTTTTTAGCAGGAGACAGCAGCCTTGCGAATTCAGCCATTAGGCTAGAACCAGGCATTGCAGCAGCTGTAGCAAAGGAGGATGTCCAACGGTTAATTGCACCAACATCACCACGAACCACATCATTCAATGGTTCAAGGGCAGCCAGCATTGATTTGTCAGTAATAGTAGCACTAAGGACAAAACCTGCAGCACGTAGGTTCTCAGCCAACTCAGCAGAGTTCAGCGAATCAAAGTTATCCATGATGTTAACAGTGAGTGCTACCCAATCGCTAACACCTGGAATACCGTCATAACTCACCCAACTACCACCAGGTAGTCTAATCGAACGTGGTTTCCAATCAGCATCTCTACGAAGGCGTTGCTTCTCTTTATCATAAAGGCCATCACCAGTGATATTATCGCTCATGAACATGCCAACAGCACTCATGACAGCTAGCGTACCAATAGCCTTACGCCCCTTCAGTTCAGCACGAACAGTGTTATACACACTTTCAATGTTTTCCATGCTGTAGTCAATGCCACGAGAAGACAGTAGTTGCTCTACTTCTTCTCCACTCATCTCAGCAAACTTACGATCAAATGCGTTGACTTGATCCAAGAAAACACCAACAGGATTATGAGTACCGAAGTACTGAGCCATGTTAAGGGGTGTCTTAGTAAACAGCAGGAATGGCTTGAGAATAGGGGCAGTACGAAGAAGACCAGACAACGCATCATTAGCTGGATTGTCCAGACTCATTGCAATTTCACCAGAAGCAAAACGCACTGCAGTATCAGTAATGTTATCGTCTTCATCAAACATTGCTGAATAGATTTGTTTAGACAGTGCATTGGATGCCTTGGTATCTAGCGGCAGTACACCACCTTTAGTGACCTGATCCCAAGCTCTACCACGTGCTTCCCAGTTAGCAATAACAGCTTGTGTAAAGCCATCAAATGCTTGCATACCTCGTTGTCCAAAGCGTAGCCAAGGATGTTGAGCAAGATCATTCTGTGCTTCAACAATCGACATCATCACTTGAGGACCGTATTCACCTTCCTGTGCCTTAGCGTCAGCGAATGCTTTAAGTAGTTCAATTTGCTTATCTTCTGCAACACCCATGTCCTCCTTAAGAGCCATGACATATGGATCAGAAGCAGAACGCCTGAAGACTTGGTTCATATAACCAAGACCTTTGGTAAGCGTATCCCATGCTGCTGCATATTGATACCAACCTTTTTTAAAGGCTTTTGTATCGCCGTTAATTACGGCACCAGCAGCTTGTGAAAGTGGGCGTTCAGCAAGCAAAGCAATGTTTGATACACCAGCTTTAATTGGTGTTCCAATGGCGGACAACGTAGAGTTATAAACATTAGACCAGAATCCACGCAGCACTGCTGACGGAATATTAGGCTCACCATCAAAGAAGGCTTTGGAGAACACACCAAGAGAGTTCCTGACATAGTTGTTCAGCTTAGAGACTGTATCAACCTTACCATCAGTAAACTCATATGCCATCATAAGTGGTGCCAACATCTCTGGACGTTGGTCTTTAATCTCACGCAAAGTGTTAATGGTTTGCTTAGCGTCTGCTTTGATCTTTTCAATAGCTTGAAGAGTAGCGTTCTCTTCATTTTTAATGGCATTGTTAACACGAGTAGCGTAGGCAGCATCGGCAGCATCGCTCCCTTTTGCAGTCAACCTATTCCACAAGTTCAACATATTCAAAGCACGACCCCTTGAATAAGAAGTCATACCTTTTTGAGCCATCAAGAATTCAAGCCTATCAAGGATCTGTTCCTCAGCACGTTCAACTGCTGCTGTACCATCCATAAGACGTACACCTTGAGCCATGTCAGAAACCTGACCAGCAAATGATGTACCAACATATGCCTGAGCACGCATAACATCCATGTTAGCGTAGTCATCCATCAGCTTATTGATTGTCTTAAAGACAGCAGCATAAGCTTCACTTTTCAGTACAGGAGCACCAGTATCAACGTCAACACCTTGCCACTTCTTCAACTCTTGTTGGAGTTGTGGGGTATCCATTTTATAGAAATCAAAGGCAAGGTCTTCACCAACCTGCATGATCTCTTTGTGGGAGATGTAACGACCGGAAGCAGTCTTATAGCCATATTCACCAGCTTCTTTCAGCTGTTCAGCAATACCACGAATAATTGCTTCTTGGCCACCAGGAACATCAAGACCAAACTTAAGTGCAGGTTCGGAGATAACACTACCAACCCTACCGTAAACACTGTCGATATTTTTGGCGACACGTACTGCATCTACTGATGCACCAACAACACCAAGCTCATCTACTGAACGAATGCCTGATTCCTCATACCCATAAAGATCATGGATACCAAGCTTTGGTTCATCCAGGTTTGTGTTCTTTGAGAAGTTGTATTCACCTAGCTCGTCTAAAGCGTCTGAGCGGCGTCCAGAAGACGCTGCAATGGCCCCCTCGATGTCATCGCCTAGGTCCACACTCATGTTCTTTGCAAACCACTGTGAGGCCTTCTCAGACTCAGGTACCCATTGAGTAGAACGTACAACACCACGGATACCTTTGACAATTTTACCAACACCTTCAGCAAAGTCTACAAAGAGACCAAGACCTACACCTTCAGTTACATTCTTCTGGCGTTTAAGGTCAGGACTATCAGTATCAAGTGTGGCTACATCATCAGGAATCCAACCAAATTGAGCTGGAAATGATTTCTTTAATGCACCACTAAGGTTGTCATCAGTTTGATTGATTTCAACTGCATAATCAACACCAGCACCAACACCAGCACCAAGCATCTTTGGTGCTAGGAACTTAAGAAATGGATCATTGAATAGTTTAACACGACTAGCAGTAGCAGCCGCTTGAAAACCACTGCCCAATCCTTTGGTTAGAAAAATAGTAGGTAGAGCAACACTACTGACTTCCCTAAGACCTTGTGTGATATCGTTTTGGAACTTTGGTGCTTTCTTTAGCTCAACACCGGGAAGCAAATTAATGGTATCAACGAACCAATCATTAAGACCTTGACCAGGCGCTGATAGTACATCAAATGTTTGTTGAAGGATATTTCTATCCTTACCTTGTTGTTGACCTTGACCCGTAGGTTTAGTCGGTTGTTGCTGGGTTCCCTGAGGTTGAGTGGGAGCAAGCTCCTGTTGGATTGCTTGCTGACGGGACATGCTTTCCATAATGGACATGTCCCTAGCATTTTGCTCAGCTTGCATCCGAAGCATTTGCTCCTCTTCAACCGTCATGTCTGGCGTACCATACAGGACCCCTTGCATGAGATCGTCTTCATTCATTGTCGTGTTCAGTTATTATTGAAACTGTTGAACTACATAACGGCGAAGGTTGTCAAATCCAGAATAAGGTGCCATACTCTTGCTACCCCTAGGAGCTGGGGCTAGAAAGTCAATAGAAGCGATGGTGCCATCAGCTGAACGTACATTACCTGTACCACCTTGAGTACCGATAATATCACCCGCGCCAACTTGTTGGCCAGGACGTAATGTTACACCATCTGCCAGGTGTCCATAAAGAACATCCACCTTTTGACCCGTCAGTGGATCGACAGACTCAATAACTACATAATTACCGTAGCCAGGCTCGCGGCTTACATCTTTAACTACACCACCAAGTACGGCTGGAAATCTTTTACTTTCAAAGAAAAGATCTACACCAGGCTGACCACTGGCTGACTCAAAGTTAATAGAAGAGGGTCTCTCAAAACTTGTAGCACCATACCGTTGCATACTAGGGCGCATAGTCCCGCCACTTCTTAATGCAGACACATCGCCATATTTAGCGCGTGCTTTTTCAAAGCGTTCGTATAAACCTTTTGCATAGTTTGATTGTCTGGTATTAGGTCTACCTGCATCTACCCAACTCTTAAAGCCAGTTTCACCCATGTTCCACACATAAACTGTATCCTTCCAGTTACCGTACTTTTTGTAGATACCAGACAAAATACCAGCACCAAGAGTTAGGTTAAGACGTGGATCCTTAAGCGCACGTTCACGTTCAGCACGAGTAGCACCAGGACCATGAAACTCTTGACTGAGTTGCATAAGACCAACACCCGCTGCAGCACCACCCATTGATAGAGCATTAGTGTCCCAATTAGTGTTCTCAGCTTCAGCAAATGCAGCAACGAATGCAGGATTGATACCAGCCTTCTGAGCTGCCTCTACAACCATCGGACCATAACCCTTAGGAATAAGTCCAGGGTTAAAGGTTCTAGTAGTTGCCATTGCACGGGTAGACAGTGAAGGTGTCTGATAAGTATCTAGTTGACGTTGAAGTATTGGACTAACCGTTGTGCTAAACGATGCCCTAGCTTCAGGCAATTGAACAGCCTTCTTACCAGCTGCCAACCGTTGACGGTTAATAACAGTAAGTGGATCAACACCAAACAACCTACCAACATACTCAGCCATTGGATCCATTTTGAATCCAGGTTTTTGCATCTGTTGCTCAATTGAATTGAGTTCTGAGATTGTAAAGATAGAACCGTTGCTATCTAATGCCTTTGTACCAAGCCTAGAGATACTACCTTCAACCCACTGCATACGGGCAGTAGAAGCTGAAGAAGGTTTTGCAGTTCGTGTAAATGCTGCGTAACCACCAAGATTAGTGCTATCTGTAGAGAAGAACTTAGGATTCTTAGCTTGTGCTGCGAACTCTTGTTGAACAAAGGATAGCGCAGCCGATACAGCATTAGGATCACCAGCTGCTTTCAGTTGTGAGTATTTAGTCAGGAATTTATTCTGCAAGTACTGAGTCATTAGAGGAACACTCCAATGGTAAGTACCGTCAGGTTTAGCCTGAATAGTCGGGGGAGACTTAGCTAGAGCAGCCAAGGCATCCATCTGCGGTTTGAAGTTACTGTTGGCTTGACGGTCAGCACGTGTAGCCTCAGCAATATTCCTCCATTTGGCTGCAACGGTACCAGGGATACCCATTGCCTCCATCCGTTCAGTAGTCAGTAGGCCAACATCTGCTAATGCTTTCAGTTTTTTATCTAACTTTTCCCGGTATAGTGCATTGGTAGACTCATTCTTAATGAGATTATCAAGAATGTCACTACGTGTGCCTGGCGTAACCCTACCTTTGAACATTTCATTAAGGCGTTCCTGAGCTGCCTCACCGTCTGCCTCTGTAAATCCATTCGGATTGTTTTTCAGAATTTGCGCTAAATCCTTTGCGGCCTGATCGTACTCAACTTTAGTTTCAGTCTCTTGCAGATTGATTGAGTCTAGAGCACGTTTTCTAGCATTATCAAAGGCACGTGTGACTGCAATAGTCCCTTGATCGCGTTCGTTAAATTTTCGAAATGTAGTTATGGTACCATCATCGAGTCTAATAGGCGTATCAAGAGTTTCTTGCCAATTAGTTAGTCCTTGCTGCCAATCATCACTTTCTGCAGCTAATGCGTAGTAACGCAAAAGATCAGCCTTTGCAACCTCTCGTTGTACACCTGATGGTTTAGTAGATACATAATTAACAGCAGCAGCAGCACCATCTGTGGTAATCATGTTATGATAGCCACGGACAATATTATCATCTGCAAGCTTTTCAGCTGCTTTTCTGAACTCAGCGTTACTGGCAGCAGTCAACTGAGTCTCAAATGCTCTAATTGCAGGATGAATATAGGCAGCTGCTACTTGAGGAGCTATATTAAGCGCTCCAGATTCTCTCAAATAGTTAGCTCTGATTTGAGAAATAATAGTTTGCTGAGCTTCAATATTGTTAGAACGCCGCGCTTCTGCGTAGCTAAGCTCTTGATCACCACCTACTTTGAATTTGGTATCTTGATTCTCGTTGAAATAGTTACCGTGACCAGAACCAATACTTTCAGCAAGTTGGCGGTTATCAGCCCAATACTTAGCATTACTATGTTTTATCAGATATCGGATATCTTGAATAGAGCCGCCAGAGTTAATAAGCGCTTTGACGTACTGATTTTCAGATAACTCTTGATCCGTTAAATTTCGGTTAAGTTTATGGATCTCTTGTAGCGTCTTAAGGCTTGGGTTACCTAGCGCATACAACGACTGCTGTACACCAAGCTTAATGCCTTCCTCACGTTTCTGATAGACTTCATTAACAGCCTTGAAAGCAGTCTCAGAAAATGAAGAAAGAGCCTTCAATGTATTCAGCTCATTCCTTCCTTCAGTCTCAGCACTACGAATAGTTTGTTCGTAGTTCTGATTGATTTGATCTTGAACACGTGCTCGGTTATCCTGATCTTGTTTGAAGATCATATCCCGATTACTCTTCTCCAACTGCTGCGTATTTTGCATAGCAGTTAGATACCTATCCCTATTGTTCAGATCAAACTCTTGTGCCTTCTGCATAGACTGCATCAAGCGCCGACCTTGATCTATGTACTTATCTGTTTGGTCCGGAACTTTAATAGGGTTAAACTCACCCGGACTAGCATAACTTTTAAATTTAGCCATAGTTATTAGCCTGTTGGGGGTTTAGGTACAGAAGGCGTATAACTAGCTAGTGCCGCATTAAATGCACCGGATGCAAACGATGCAAGACCTGTACCAAGAGCACTTTGAGTTGCAATAGCACCTTTCTTAGGTCTAATGCTATTCCACAGCTTCTTATCAAACTCCAAAGGATCTTGCAGTTCAGGTCTCGGCAGAGCAATAGGTGCAGGAATAGGAACAGGCTTCATCGGTTCAAGCATTATATTAGCAACAGCATTGAGGTCTGCCTGCTTCTTACTCATAATCGCTTGGTTACGCATCACCTTGGCTTGGTTACCGAGGCTAGCACGTGAAGCAGCAAGTTGAGCTTTATCAAGATAGAAGCTATCATTGATCTGTTCCAACTTCAAATTGACAGCTTCAGAAGACAGTGAGTAGTTTTGCTCAGCGTTGAAGACGTTCTGAATGATAGCAGCAGTAGCTGCACCAACTTTAGCAATGGAAGCTCGTGCTACTTTCTCTGCACTAACGCCCATACCACCTCGTGCCTGAACAGCTCCTGCCTGCTCCAGCCCTTCCACATAAGCACGTTGCTTTTCAATTAAACCCATACCACGAGACTGTTGAAGAGTTGCCTCGGCTTGCGCCATATTCAACGCTTCTCCACGTTGAGCATAGCGATATTCAAGCATGGTGGTAGACTCTTCAAAGTCCATCATAATACTCTGCTCTTGTTCCCACCGTGCAGTGTCCTGCAAGGCGAAGTCATAAGCAAGGTTATTATAGTCTAGTTGCTGGAGAGCAGTCTGTCGTGACTTGTTGTAACCACGAAGTTGATTGGCATAGTCAAATGCACCAATCTGCATCTGATAGCGCCAATTCCTATTAGCGGTCTCCTCTTGATAAGCAAGGTTGTTTTCAATGTTAAAGCGTTGAATATTAACACTTTGCTTATCGTATTTATTTTGACGCCTGGCTGTAATTTTGTTGAACTTCCAATTGGCTACATTGGCTTCATGTTGAAGTTCAGCTTGACGTTCTGCTGCACGGTTTTGAGCATCAGCTTGAGAGGCTCCAAAAAGTCCTTGAACAGCTGAACCAACCAAGCCAATGCCAAGACTTACAGGATCAAATACTTCCATCAAGCCCTCCTATAATAACGTGGTGCGTAATTACCTTCCCATGTCATACTGTTAAATGCAACTGGAAATGGTGAGTTACTATTGATTCGTAAATCATAGTTTGTATTCTTTTGATGAATAGGTACCGTAAGAGTTGTCCTATCTACAATAGGTGAACTGTTGGCTAGATAATAACCAGCATATTGAACCCCCACAGTATTCTTCCATTCAGGAGAGCCGAATCGTTTAATGTAGAAGTTAACTGAACCGCTAAGGCCTACATCAAATTTGATCCTAGCAATAGTCAAAGAAGACGTCCAATCAACGGTACGATCAGACTTATAGAAATAACGAGGTAGTTCAATATCGAAATCATACTCATACCCTACTACTAGGTCAAACTGTTTACCAACCCAATTACCTTCAATCAACCAGTTACCGTTGTTATCAACCTCTACATCCATCACATAGTTGACAGTTGTATTAGATTGTGTCGTAGGAATAAATAGGTTAGAGTAAGATGTAGATGGTCCTGGAGCAACAGTAGGAACAGTCATAGCTACTGGCTTGAGGCCAGTAATATGCTTATAAGTACGGGGTAGTGTTGATTTGTTAGTATTACTATTATAGGTAATAGCACCTGCAGAACCAGCAATATAACTGTAGTCTAGACGTACCTCAGGAAGAGATACTTTATCTACTTCAGTAGTAGTGAATGCACCTTGGACAAGATCAATATAACTAACCTTATACTCTCCGTTACCCCTAGTAAGGACAACAAGGTAGTTATCAATGGTTACCATGATCTGTACTTCATCAGGCATCTTCCATCGGAACCATGCCTGCATCAGTTGTTCCTTGCCGTTGGTATAATACTTATACAGGTAGATGCTATTGGCTTGTTTACTGTATAGTGCTAGCAGGGAGTCCTGAGCATTAACAGTAAGACGCTGTGCATCAGGTGGTAGGTACCCAGCAACAATCTTACTGATATCTGCTACCTCAGCTGATTCAAGGTTACCACGTGGTTGCATACCAAGTAGCCTGGAGTAGCCAGAACCACGAGCAACAAACCCAATAAATTCACCAGTGTCTTGTGCTAAGACACTACGATCACTTTCGTACTGACTAATAGTACGGACAATGTTATCACTGGGTGAGATGATACCACTTTCAGAGTACAGCAGATACTGCTCATACTCACTGAATAGGATCAAGCCTTGTGCTTGAGGTACTGCACAATATAGATTACTGACCCTAGTACTAGACGTTTCAACGTCAACTGGATCAGAAGCTAAGACAGTTTGAGCACTGGTAAAGAAGAAGTTCTCAAAGTCTTTCGCCACACTCATAACAATCGTGTCTGCCGTAAGGAAGATCAAACGGTTGCTGTAGATAAGACCAAACTTAATCGTACTACCTACAAATGAAGGTAGAGGGTTACCGTAGTCATTACCAGTGAGACGTGGTGACCAAGTTTCCTTGGAGATGGAGAACTGATTAGTACCAGTATTGACAAGCTTATAAGGCATTGTCTCAGCATTCAGTCCATTGGAAGCTAACTGAGCTACATACTTACCAGCAGTGGCAATTGGTACACCGTTTTGATCAGTGTCAATATCCCAACCTACTGATTCTTCCCAGTAACCAGAACCTGCAGTAACAGCGTTGTTAGCACCAGGACTGTTGCCAGTAGATACAAACTTCACAAAGTAGGAAGCACGTTCATCTACAGAGTTAAGTACCTTTACCCTACGTCCAGGTTTGGTAGAAGCAGCAAGTCGAGCAGGACTAGATACTTCGTCTTGGTAGACAGTCAGTCCAATGCCGTCAGTACCACCGCGTACCTCAATGGTGAATGGTGTTTGACCATCATTACGTTCAATCTCCAAGCTATTGGAGTATTTGGTAACAGTGTAGTTAGCACTAAGGCCAGCATCCAAAGCAGTTTTAAGACCAGTGAGGATCATATCACCAGTCAGGGTGTTAGTATTGTTTGGTGAATTATACGTGTACTTTGTACCGTTTACCCAAACAGCATACTCTCGTTCATGCTCAACGCTAGCTAGTACAACTGTAGCACGTACATACAGGTAATAGTTGGTTTTAGCATTCATCAACACCGTCTTGTTTTTATTGACGATGTATGTCTGATCAAGATATGAGAACGTATAGAAATCATCCAACCCAGTTGTAGTATTGGGAGGAGTAAGATAACTAACTACATCAGCTGCCGTCTTATTAGTAATCGTGGCTTCAGTAAAGGTTAGAATACCACCAGCATTTTGTGGTACAGTATTCCAAATACGAATGTTACCAGTAGTAGTGATGACACCAATGTACCTTTCATCGTTATCACGAGACACGGTAAACCAATGTCCGTTCTTCAAGGTATCAGAGTTATCATTTACATAGGAAGACAATAACCCAAGAAACTGACTGCCGTTCCTCTTTAGTAGTCCGTATGTAGGATCAGGGTAACCATTTAGGATTTCATTAACTTGTCCTGGTTGTTTCTTGGTATCTGTTTGGCGGCTAACACCACCAAGAAATGTAGGGATAAATTGAGTGACTGCTGCCATCAGAACCTTTGCAGAGTATTGTAGGGTTGGTAGCTTTGATAATAAGTACCTTGGCGGGGATAACCAAACATACTATAGTCTCCCTGGTTGCATTCATACTCTAGTGCAATAGCACGAGCATATGCTTCCTTTTGTTGAAGAATTTGGTATTGAGTGGAGTCACCAATAAGACGACTAGAAGCAACAGAAGCTGCACGACATGTGATATAGTCTTGGATAGGAGACGGAAGGTCTTCCCATTCCCATAGCCATAGAACATCACAGTACACTGGTTCATACCAAGTAAAGGTATGATTCATGCGATCGTATAGTTTACCGTTACGCTTAACGACATCTCTTTCACGATAAGCTACAAACCTAGGGTCATCAGACAGGTCTAGCTGCAGCACATTATTAGGCCACAGAATCTCATTATCGTTATTTGGGGTGAATGGATAATTAAACTCTCGGTTAAATGTCCAACCTTCCCCTTGAACTTCTCTTGATACTTCATGCAAAGTATCGTAAGCAATCGCAACGTCCGGGTTGGTTACTACTGTAACTGATGCACCGTTTTGATCGGTAATGGTTTCAGTATCAATAGAAGTTACAGGTGCCTGACCAACTGACGCCAGGATCTGATTGACAGCTTGAAGCTCAGTCTTAGAGCCAGTGGTAGAATGCGACATAACAATAATGTTATATGTTTAATAAATAGAAAAGGGGGACCATGTAGATCCCCCCAGTAAGTCAACCTTTATCAGACTGCAGTACGGCTAGCATCGAGAGCCGGAGAATCGGCTTCAACACCAGAGTAAGCAGTACGGAAGCCTTGGGTTTCAGAGAACACACCAGAAGCGTTCACAGTGCCACCAAAAGCTTGGCGAGTCTTGGCAACAGAACGACGAACAGCATGGTTGTCAGAGACGGCCAAGGTACCGTTGTCGGAATAGGTGTTACCCAGAGCACCAGTAATAGTGCGAGTAGCAAAGTTAACGGTACCAGCGACACCGTTGTCGCCAGCAGCAACAGTAAGGTTTGCCATAATTTAATTACCTCAGGAGCGAGCCGACTGCAGCTCAATAGCAGCAGCGGGGTTCAGCCAATCAGCACCCATGGCCAGACGACCGATGATCAGATCGCCTTGGTACATGGCCTTCACATCACCACCAGTGGTTTGGATTTGGGGACCAATGCCTTGCACCACAGCAGCAGCATCACGCTGATAGATCAGACCACAGTGGGTCGAGAAGTTACCGCTGTAATCGTTGTTCTCACCATCCACACGGCTAACGTTACCAGCCAGGAAGGGCAGGTTGTTAGAACGACGGATCGAAATACCAGCGATTTCATACAGGCCTTCACCGCTGTTCAGGTTACCTTGCGAGGCACCAAAGTCACGGTTGAGGATATTCGTGTCGACCTGCGACACAAGGGCATAATATTGCCGAGGATTAAGCACGGCAGTACGACCTTGACGGGGCACATTCTTCTCGTCGAGAATACTGGCGGCCTCGAAGAATGCGTCAACCAGGGCTTGAGCATTGTACTCATTGTTAGCACCCAGTTGGATCACAGAACCACCAGGCTCAGGACCAGGAGCAGCAGTGATCGGATGAGCAGTACGCGCAGACTTAGCGATCACACGGAACACTTTCTTATCGTATGCTTCAGCCAGAGCATGACCAATCTTGGCAGAAATCTCGCTCCGCAGAGAGTAGTGAGCAAGAGTTTCGTCAAGATCATAAACGAAGGCAGAAGACACCAGCAGATCGTCCATCAGCACGGTCTTCTCAGCCACGGGAGGATTAGACGTCCCGAGGATAGGCGTGCCAGGTTGATGATAGCCAGCCGTCATACGGCCAGTATAGATGAACTGCAGCGATTTGCCGTTACGCAGAGTACGATTCTGCACAGTATCTTTTGCGATACACACAGACTCATACGCTTTAATCATCTCACCGCTAAAAAGCTTGAGGTAGGTAGCGTACTTGTTATCGTAATCAGCACCACCTTGGGTAAGACCAAGGCCAGGGGTTTTGTTGAGGTTACCGGTAGCCGTAATAGTTGCGTTAGGGGCTACACCGGGATTCGGGGACCAGGTTGTCATTGTTAGAAAAGAGAGATGTTAATGTACGTCTCCCTAAGCGCTTAGGAATTCACAGGACAAGTAGTCATGTGCATTCAAATTATTGATTTGTCTGTCTCTCCAGACTGTCAATGGCAAAGGGTGTCGGTCGTAACCGGCCTAAGCCAAGAGGAGTCAGATCCGACATTGAGGTGTCTGACTCCAAACTTTAATAAGGGATTTGCTTATTAAAGGTTATTTCTTTTTAGCAGTCTTAGCAGCACGCTTAAACTGTGCTGCAGTCGGAGCACCAGCAGTGCCAGGCTTCCTCATCTTCTCTCCACTACCAGCAGCAATACGCTTACGCTTGGCGTGGATGTTAGCATATAGACCTTGTTTAGCCATTTAACATTTCCATTTACGAAGTGCCAAGGCCTTACGTGTAGGCCTACCTTTCTCGTCTTTCATGGGACCTTTGACCCCAGACATACGAGCACAGAATGAACGCTTTCTTGGACCACCTTCAGGTTGAGGTGCCTTCAAATTAGAGCCAGTCTCTCGATTGTACTTAGCACGGCCAGCAGCTGTAAGGCCACCAGTACGTGACTTATGTTTACCAATCTGTAAACTAACCGATTTTTTTTGAGCCACCTTTGCCACCTTTGTGACCCTTCTTTCCGCAAGACATTACATTAACCAATAGTAGGAGCAGTCAGTGCTACAGGAGTTGTCTCAGCTGCTGCCAGATCAAGTGGGAAGTTATGGGCATTACGTTCATGCATCACCTCAAAACCAAGGTTAGCACGATTGAGAATGTCAGCCCAAGTGTTAATCACTCGCCCTTCAGAACTGACAATGCTTTGGTTAAAGTTGAAGCCATTAAGATTAAAAGCCATGGTCGAAACGCCCAGACTAGTAAGCCAAATACCAACAACAGGCCAAGTAGCAAGGAAGAAATGAAGGCTACGGCTATTATTGAATGAAGCATATTGGAAGATCAAACGTCCAAAGTAGCCATGAGCGGCAACGATGTTATACGTCTCTTCTTCTTGACCAAACTTGTATCCATAGTTCTGAGATACTTCTTCAGTCGTTTCACGAATAAGACTAGACGTAACCAGACTGCCGTGCATCGCGCTAAACAAAGCCCCACCAAACACACCTGCCACTCCAAGCATATGGAGGGGGTGCATAAGGATGTTATGTTCAGCTTGGAAGACCAACATAAAGTTGAAGGTTCCTGAGATACCCAAAGGCATACCATCAGAGAAGCTTCCTTGGCCAAAGGGATAGACAAGGAATACAGCGGTAGCAGCCGCCACTGGAGCCGAGTATGCAACAAAGATCCAAGGCCTCATTCCTAATCGATAAGACAGTTCCCATTCTCGGAGAAGGTAAGCATAGATACCCACCAAGAAGTGGAAGATGATGAGCTGGAATTCGCCTCCATTGTACAACCATTCATCAAGTGAATGAGCTTCCCACACTGGGTAAAAATGGAGTCCGATCGCGTTTGAGCTGGGAACAACAGCTCCTGAGATGATGTTGTTTCCAAAGAGTAAGGCGCCTGAAACTGGTTCTCGTATTCCATCAATGTCTGTTGGAGGTGCAGCGATGAACGCCAGGATAAAACAAATGGTGGCGGCCAGAAGGCAGGGAATCATAATTACTCCCGAATGGCCGATATAAAGACGGTTAGAGGTCGAAGTGACCCAGTTAAGATAAGAGTCCCAAGTATCCCTTAGTGGATTAGTTGGGCGCTGTGCAATTGTAGCAACCATCGAAGTAGTCCAAGGCGTCAAGAGTTTTACATGCTCGGCGGTTACCGAGGAAAGGCAGGAGTCGGATTAGAAAAGCTTTCACTTCTGATTGCCGAAACAGTACCCAATTCCAAGCTGGTTTAAGGTTCTTATTCGGTTCATAGTAGACCTTACCTACACCAGCACCTTGATGAAACCGAGAGACAACATCTTCATCCGTCATCTTCAGTTTCATACGCCACTGTTTATTTGATTTGTCAAAATAAACGGACCCTTCACCTTCGAAGAGTCCAGCCAACCATTCGGTTGTCATAGTCATGTGTAGTTAGTTGAGTCGTGTTACTTGGACTCGTCCAACACCAGAGGCGGTAAGACCGATAGCATCAGCCGCACCTTTACTGAGATCAACTTCCCTACCATGAATGTAGGGTCCGCGATCAGTGACCGTCACTACGGCACATCGTTGGAAACAAACACGAAGGCGTGTTCCAAACGGGAGTGTCTTATGAGCAGCAGTAAGGCCGTGTTGATTGTATCGGGATCCATTAGCAGTAAGGCGGCCTTCAAAGCCAGGACCATACCACGAACTAATCACCGACAGAGTTGTTAGAAGAGGAATCATAATAAGATAGCAAGGAACGTTTATATTTCCATCTACTCATTAATGAGGCTCAGCACTACGCGCTAGGGGCTGAACCTCTAGTGGTCACTTCTTCTTTTTCTTAGCCTTACCAGCTTTATCCAAAGCGATGGCTACAGCTTGCTTTTGAGGGTAACCCTCTCCTTTCATCTTACGGATATTAGCGGATACAGTCTTATCAGACGAACCCTTTTTAAGAGGCATCAGAATACTCCAGGAATGATCTGACCGCTCATGACATAAGCGCCAATAGCAGCCACAAAGCCAAGCATAGCAAGGCGACCGTTGAGGAGTTCAGCACGTTCGTTATGGGGCACGGTGTAATCTTTGTCAGTGTACATGATAGGTTCTTTAGCGAAGATGTTATCAGGCATTAGTATTGGATGTTAGAGCGTTCAAGTTTAGCGAAGACATCCTGACGATATGCAGGGTCTTTATCGTAACGTGGGTCTGCCATTGCAGAAACCACTTCAGCTTGAGAGCGGAAAACATCCTTTGTGGAACTAGCAGGTTTACCCTTAAACAATTGACCTTCGATTCCCATAGCTTCAGTGTACCTAGATTTCAGTGCATGAACTGCAAATGTAATAGCATCGTAATTACCACCGGCAATCACGTTATCATACATCTGCACTTCCTCTTTGGAGAGATTCTCGGATGCCCAAGCAATCATGTCTTGGTAACCTTCATCACCACCAGCAATCTTACGCAGATCAGCAACTTGCTCATCAGTAATGTCGTAATCTTGGGTGCTATTCTCTTCGACTTCCTTACGATACTTGAGGTATTCAGCAGCAAGGTCAGCTGTGTTCATTTTAGACAGCTGTTCCTTAGTGCTATCAGACAGGTTACCTGCCTGTACTTCTTCCCACAATACATCAAGGATATTAGCAGAAGTATCTTCTTCGTCTACTTCTTCTTCAGGTTCAGCTACTTGTTCCTCTTCCGAGGATTCGTTCTTCTTTGAACCTAGTTTGGATTGGAGTTCAAGATAAGCTTTTTCCAGAGCTTCAGCATCTTTAAACTTACCAGCGAGAAGCTGTTGCTGTTCGGCAGCAGCAGCCTCTCCAATGGCAAGAGCTTCCTGTTCCGCTTCATTGAACTCAGGTTGATCCGCAGGGGTGGGATCATACGTCAGGGTTGCCATGTGCAGTAGTTACTTCAAGATTTCCGAGACCAACTTTAGTTACATAGTTGGGTGAACGACCAAGCGTAGGTGTACCTAGCTTGACCTTAGGTTCGTACTTATTTGGTTTAGGTGTCTCTACCTTAAGTACAGGTTTTTCAGTAGGTGGATGGACTACTTCACGAACATCACGTTCTGCTTCTTCCTGAGTCGGCTTGCGCCGGGTATTACGGTTGGGGGTTTGGTTGCTCATTTGGTTGTGGATATTTAGATGGGTCATTAGCAGGAGCAGATGCAAACTGACCAGCTTGTTTAACCAGCTCCAATTGTTGTTGTTGCTGCATAGCTTGTGCTTGTTCTGCTTGAACATCCTGCATTGATTTCACAAGGTTCAGTACATCGATACCTTGTGCTGCAGCCAGACGTTTGATAACCTCTTCAGGGTTAACAAAGGATTGGATAGCATTAGGACCCATTGTTTGAGAAATGGTCATCAGGAAAGCACTAAGGCTTTCACGATCTTGACCACGACCAAGTGCATTGATACCAGCCACAATTGTAGGCTTAACAATACCTTTGGGGATACGTGGGATCTCACCAGTCTTCTGGAACACAGCCAACTTACGGTTCAAATAAGGAACCAGGAAGTCAACAGTCAACATGGAGAATAGTCCACCAAGTTGTTGTTCCAGTTCAAGTTGAGTCATCCGAACTTCTTCAGCAGTTGTTCGTTCCGACTGTCGTACATTAAGGATAAGGAAGGCATCAGAGATGCGGCGTTCAAGTTGCAATGCCATCTCATAGGCAGTGCGGAAGTCAGCAGTCTTACCTACCTGAACAACACCAATGTCATCAGGCCTACCTTGAACGATCGCACCGTTGCCTGCAGCGGCCAGCGTCTGGGGTTTAGTGGTGCTTGATGGGGATACCACGAAGACAACCTTAGCGGCTGCTGCAGAGCCTTCTACGAGTGCCTGAGAGAGTGCTTCAAGAGACCGTAGATCTCCGATGAACTCTTCTACGCGGCCACGTCCGTACATCTCACCATCTACAGTGTTAAACCGTAGAGCCAGCCAGGGGTTAGCATCGACAGGTGCTTTACCAAATGATTTAGGAAGTACAATATCTTCTACCTCTTGATGCCAAACATAACGGTTGTTATCACGACGTACGTGTGTGTAGATATCTACCTCATCACGACTGCCTCGCTTATCGATACCAACTTCATTTGGCTTAGACTTCGGGAGAACATCTTCAAGAAGCTTCCGAGAGACACGTTCCTTGGTTACGATTTCAATGACGTTACCATCACCATCTCTATCTATAACATAACGATTCAAGGGATACAGTCGAAGACCTTCCTTACCCATGTAAATCAGAGCGTTACCCGCTACCACCAAATGCTTAAGTGCCTGGTGGACTACCACTCGATCATCACTAGCAGCGATGGATTCCATGATAGTACGTTCGATCTTAGCAAAAGCAAGATCAAGTTCTGATTTGATACCCGGTCCATAATCCTGACCAAGCATTGTCTCATCCACTTGTAGCTTAAAGAAGCTAGTTTGAGGAGGGAGCAATGCAAGCATCAGCTTGGAAGATAGAGTTACGACACCTTTAGCACCGACGGATTGCCAAGGAGATGGCAGCGGTCTAGCAGATTTGTAATCCTCTTCATCATCACGGATCAGGTAAGGCAAGGTGAGATCAGCTGCCCTACGTGCAATGTTTAGATATTGTGTGCGATCACCATACAGGAAATCATACCGTTCTTTAGCTGACATTACAGGGTCAGGCCTCCACCAAGAGAGCCAATAGCAAGTGCATTACCTGCAGATTGTGCCATGGGAGAAGGACTCATACCACGACGATACTCCTTACGACCTTTGCGTTGACGCTGCTGAGCACGAATAGTATCAGCATAGGACTTACCCAATGCCTGTAGACGGTTGGCAGCACCGCCACCAATCTGTGAACTGAGTTCATTGAATCGAGTATCAATGCCACTCAGCATGTCTTCCATATCAGCACGTTGTGTAGCACTGAAGCCAGTCATCAACTCGTCAATGTAAGACTTGAAGTCAAACGGTTCTTCGTTCATCCCATCACTAGTGGTCTGTTGCTGTGGTGCAATAGGACCACCAAGAGGACCACCGCCAGCGGCTTGACCAGTAAACGGAATGTTCATGTTGTCGTACGGACCAGCAGCAATCTGCCCACCACCAATACCCATCGTACGCAGCAGTTCCTTAGGAAGGACAATCGGATTGTATTGAGTTTGAGTGGGGGTAGCAGTTGTGCTATAACCCATGTAGCTAGTGCCAGGTTGCATCCGCAGGTTACGGATAGCACCAAGCTGATTCAGTGCTTGGGTAGTCTTAGCGTCGGCACGGGGGTTGTAGCTGATACCATAAGGACCTTGCACCTGAGTAGTGAAGTTAGTGCCAAGCTTACCAGCATTGAATTTGTTGATAGCAGCGGAACCAATACCAACCCCTTGCTGTTGAGCTTTAGCAAAGATCTGTGCAGCACTAGCTCCGGTTTGCTTAGCAATCTGCATCGTTTCCTTAGCACTTAGGTTAGTGCCAACTTGCCGTACTGCAGCACCGAGGCCGCCACCTTTGTTCTTGTCTTTAGCCATTGTTCTCTTCGTTGATGTGGTGTTGAATCCACTCGACCACAGAACGTTGGCCAGAGCGGTACATGATTAGATTGGGTGAATCATCCGGGTGGGGATTAACAGGTGGAAAGTTCTCTTCCAATTTAGCCAACAATGAATTAAACTGAAGACCATGTGTCTCCAGCATGTTCATTACAACACTAGGCATATTGTGGGAGGTTAGGGTTAGCGTGTTCAAAGAATGCAGGCATACGTGCTCGCTTGGTGTCAGAAAGTTCGGGTGCCTTACCTTCGTACATCAGACGATCACTAGCATCTAGCCAAAATTTTTTGCTCAAATATTTATCGGGATGTGACGCTTTCAGAGGTGTCATTACCCAATTGATAGTTGCCTTACGGAGTTTATCAAGAGAAGGAGAGACACTAAGCCCCAACTCACGACAAACAAGGCTATTGGCAGCAACGTGAACTTGTTCATCACGGGAGATATCGGCGCTTACGGTTCTGAGACCAGCGTCACCATTAAATCGAAAGAACGGGAGTAGAACGAAGAAAATTGCACGCTCGGCAACCAGCGCTTTGAGGACTGTGTGATCAGGATGCGCTTCCCACGCAGATCGAATTCTCTTGGCTTCTTCTTCAGCCTTAGAATCAACCCCGATAGCATTGGCAATGTAGCCGAGAGCCAGGTCGTGGTTCTCTTCGTCTTTGACATTAGATCGGAGCAGGTCTGCCGATAGAGCTGGAATCTCACTAAGGGCGTCTTGAATGAAGCCACCAACGGGGAGTTCCATGTGCCGCATTGCAAGGGCACGGTAGATTGCTTCTTCAGCACCTTCTTTAAGTTTACCTGCTGTAGTTTGAACAGGAGACCAAGTACGTTTACGTTGTTGTAGTTTTTGATAAGGGTTCATTCGCCGCAATTACAATCAGGAGCAGGGTCATTTAGAATAGACTCCAGGTAATCGTCGACTTCAGCTTCGTCCAATGCAGCATAGGCGCTGGACTTGTCCTGAACGTCTCCCATCACTTGGAGTGAGTAGTAAAGAGATGTTTGGGGGCTATCCAGCCACTCCTCAATGAATGCTTCATCATACGTGATCACGTCAGACCACGAGTTGAATGAATAACCATGAAGAAGACCCGTGTTATCGAGCATACGGACAATACCATCCGCAACTCGTTTGTAGTTCTCCCAGCCAACTTCAGACGCGATCTCAACCGGACCGTAGTCAAAGCTCTGGACGCCAAACGTACCGCTATCACGGTCCACCTGACGGGCAATAGGAGGTGCAATCTCAGGGCAGGTGGTATACCCATCACGGTCCTTATAGCGATAGCTACAGGACGCTGTAGGGGCAATAGCAAAGGCACGATCCATGTTATAGGACTTTGCAATCTCAGTTGCTGCATTGATACCAGCTTGAATCTCTAGTGCCAGTTCAGCAGCAGGAGAGCGACGGATCGGTTGACGATTGTTGATCATATCAAGAGCCTTACCGAACTCTTCATATGTCACACCATACCGCCTCAGAAGATTGGCAAGTCCCAGTAGTCCGAGACCGACTTGGCGATCTGTCTCCGAAGGGAGGTACTCTCCGCTACTCCCAACATCTGTCTTTCCGTGTAGGGCGCACAACTCGGACATTCCGTTGACAAATGCACGTTGAATGTCATTGAATTCACATCCGCCGAGGTTGACATGTTGAAGTAGACAGGTACCCCGTGATGGCAAGTAGACTTCCAAACATACGTTTCCCCGGATGCGATTTCCATCTTTGTCAACCTTAGTTTTATTGAGCCAGATATCTCCCTTTCGAATACCCTGGAGTAGAGCTTCCTTGGTTTCTTGCGTTGCAGTATTCCACCAATGGTTGTTGATGTTGACACAACGCTTAACCCAAGGCAGATCAGCGCGGTCAGCAGTAATAAACTCAAGGATATCGTTATGGTTGAGATCAAGATGCAACACTACAGCACCGTTTTTGTATACACCACCACGCCTCAGGATTTCATTGAGGGTGGAGTAGATCTTTCCAAATGAGACAGGACCAGAAGCAACTAGTCCTTTTCCATTTTCAGATCCTTTGGGTCGCAACTTGCTAAGGTGGACAGCCACTCCCGCACCATATCGGAGTGCATGGCTGACGAAACGCCATGAAGCTTCAATGCCGTTGGGTCCTTCCATTTCATCTTCCACGACGAAGACGGTACAGGAGACAGGCAAGCGTGATGTGGGGTCATCGATCCAAGATTGAACACGACCAGTTCGTGCGATAAGTTCAGCGGTGGGTTCAGACATTATTAAACAAGATCAGTAAGGTTAGGAGGTTGGTAGTTCGGTCCCTTCAAGACCTTCCCATCTTCACGGTAGATGGGATTACCGTCATCATCGAGTTTAGACATATTACTCTGATGAACACGGTCTAGTGCTTCGTCAAGATCCCACCCTAAATTAGCAGCATATTGATAACACACATAGACAAGATCGGCCAGCTCTTTCAGGCAGTCTGCTGCGTTAACAGTCAGACCCATGATCAATTGATTTTCAGCATCAAGGAATTCCTTGAACTCTTCAACGATCAAACGCCTCTGCATAGTCCGTGAAGCTGGCGTAGTACTGTTCTTCACCTGGAAAGCGTTCCGGAATTCGACGGCTTGCTGGAGAAGGGTGGAGGATGTCATTTTCTAGTTCGTTTTGCAAGTAGTGGATAGCTTTACGAAGATCGTCGCGTTTACTTTCTTTGTAGCCAGCTCGGCAGATGTATTTGATTGCATTACCGAGATGGAAACTCAATCCTTGGTCTCGAATAAAATCCCAAACCTGGATATTACCTCGTCGGTAGTAGTCTGGTCCGTGCTTGTCGGTGGCGGCCATTTCTTAATGAGATTAGATACGTTGTTGCCCAGAATAAAGCATTGCTTTTGAAGGGCGATAAAAAGAGTGATGATAGCATCTATCTCACCCTTTGATTGATTCAAGGCGTCTTCAATCTGACGCATCTTGAACTGCTGTTCCATTGTCAGTTCTAACACCGGAGGTGGTGGGAACCCATGGTTTGATTTGTTGAGTGGAAAAGTCATAGTCCTCTGCTCTTAGGATTTTAGCGAGACGTGCATTGAGTAGCGCAACGTCTTCAGCGAGATCCTTCTCAGCAAAGGCATTAACTACTGTTTGCCATGATGTACCGTGCTTATCAAGGAGAGCTTCCGCTTTCTTGATACCAATGCCCGGAACACCAGCATAGCCATCAGTTTGATCACCAGCCATTGTTTGGATTAGATGCCAGCGATCACCCTCCTCTTCGGTAATTGTTACTACCTCATTAGAGAAGTCATACAACTCACCAGGGATCTGCCGCATATCCTTATCAGGTGAGCAGATGATGTGACCAGTTTCACGAGTAGCGTAGATACCTAAGGCATCGTCTGCTTCAAGCGTCGGCATGATGACAACTTGGAACGCCTCTTTGAGCGCCTGTATGACCCTTTTGTAGCCACACGGTTTCTTTCTGTTTCGATGTCCTTTATAGTCTGGATAAATTGATTTACGAAAGTTAGTAGAATCAGAAAAAAACAGAATAGAATCGTCAAAGCATCCAAGATCTGTAGCTATGTTGTAGAGGTCTCTCTCTACTGCTGCTAGCGCTTCACTGAATCGACTTGTGACAACGATTACGTCGTTACCAAAGTCTATTTCAGTTTCACACGCTGCACAATTTTTGTAGACAATGTAATCAGCATCAATAAGGAGACTCACTTACCTTGTCCCCGCTTGAGCTTGCGCCCATGCGAAGGAAGACTGCGAGTGCCATTACCTTGACGGGTGTGTTTATATTTTGCACGAGACTTGAATTCAATACGTCCCAGTGCAGTTTTAGATTTGACTGCCATTATTCATTAATTAGTGTACGTCTGCCCAAGTAAGACCAACCTTACTTTCTGCAGCAATAGGTATACGAAGGTTGAGTGACTCTCCAGCAAGCAACGAAGATACCTCAAGAATAGTGCTTAGATCCTTGGCGTTAGACTCTATACATTCAAACTGTAGTTCGTCGTGAATGAACGCTAACTGGTGGGCATTTAACCCAAGTTGTTTGATTGCATTATGAGTGTGAATCATCCAAGATTTAGCTACAATACTCGCGCTCCCTTGGAGAAGGTAGTTAAGGGCTTTGTGGCTACCATCAACAGAGCAGCGGCGACCGTCACACAAACTAATGTAACCAGATTCCGCCTTGGACTTAACCGCAGTAACCAGTTTCTCAAGTCCTGGAATTGCATCCATGTAAGCCTGACGTATCTCAGCACCTTTCTTCTTTGCATCTTTGGGTGATAGTTGTGGGTCGTAAGATAGCCCGATCTTTTGATCGCCTGCCCCATACAAAAATGCATAGGTTACAGTCTTTACTAGTCGTCTTGAGATACCAATCTTGTCTGCATTCTCCTGGTGAATGTCACCATTGAGAAGAACGTCTCCGTACCTGCCTCCATCATATCGAGCCAGATAGTGGGCAAGCATTCGTAATTCAATACCTGCGAGATCAGCACCAACCATGACATAGCCAGGACTAGCGCAGAATAACTTTCTAAAGTTAAGATCACTTGGAACTTGGGCAAGATTTGGAGATCGGTGGGCGCATCGAAACGTATTAGTAGCTACAGAGCAGTGGTGGTAAACACGATTGTTTCGTACAAGCTTGAGCCAGGCATTGTTACCTTCAGACAACATGCCAAGTTGTTTAGTTAGTTCAAGGCAGCGGAAGAACTGAAGTGCTTCTTCAGTACCAATGTCCTTGAGAACAACTTCATCGATGGCAGTCTTGCCAGCTTTGGTTGTCTTGTCAGGTTTCCAGCCATGCAGGTTCTCCATCACCCAGGCGATATGATCTCGACTGGTAGGACTGAACTCCTTTAGCTTTGTTAGGGGTGCTCCTGCGACGTATCCAGTGGTTTGGTTAACTCGCTTAGGAGTGAACTCTCGGTCTTTGACGTAAGGATACCTGTTGCGTAGTAGTTGAGTAAGGCCTTCCAATTCTCGTCGGAGAGACGATTCAAGTTCCCATGCAGCAGGCTCATTAAAGTACCACCCATGTAATTCTTGTTCAGTGAGGATCTCCGCTACCTTGTGTTCTAGCGTGATCCATTCAGGAATGGTTGAAAGTGTTTCCAAAGTTTAGTTGTAACGACAACATCTTGTACCATATAATCTTGCATCTCTTGGCTCCACTCTTTCCAATCAGAGGTTTTACCAAACGATCCTTTGTATTCACCTAAACGATAACCGTAAGCCTCCAGTGAATGGCGTCCATATAACTGTAGCGGCATATGTTTCCAGTTACGTTTCTGGTCAATCTTCAGGATATCAGCGTGGCAAATACGGCTAAGGACAAGAGTATCAAGAACAGTACCAGTGGGAGTAAACCAAGAGTATAGTTTACGCACAACAGGTAAATCAAAATTGATGATATTATGCCCGACAATACAATTGGCATCTTCAAGACGTTGAATACCGCGAGTAAGTGGCTCTGTGTTACCTTCATCGTTGTAGACAAGAGTCTCTTTTGTTTCTGTATCGTAGATACCAAGACAGTGGATGCGGGTAACATCATGCAAAAGACCGTCAGTCTCTAAGTCAAAGATAAGCGTCATTCCAGTGTCGTATCACCCCAGCAACGATGAATAGGTTTGTCACCACAAGTAGTACTTCCAGTAGGTTTAACCTCTGAGTTAGTTTCTTTTGGGACATAAGTTTTCAAGTACTCATACCAAGGGTGTTTGTACTCAGTAACTGGATGCATCACTTACCAGTCCAGCGATAGGTCTTATCGACAAACTGGGCACGTTTGATTGCCTCAGGAGTAGGAGGGTTGGGAGGAGTCAGGATAGCCTGCTGGTGGGGAGATTCAAAAATCTGTTGTTGCGTCGAACTCAGGATCTGCTTCTGTTTCATTGAACTTACATGTGTCAAGGTCATAATCAAGATGGCAGGCTACACCTACCTCTCCGCTATATCGATTTTTAAGGACTCGCACAGTCGTTGTGCCAGATCCAGACTGTGCTTGCTGATTCCGTTCAAGCGCGATAACTCCGTCACTAAGTTGTGCGATAGCCGCGCTACCGCGCAACTGTCCAAGCGTGACTCGTGCGCCTTCTTCATGATTCTGGTCACTGGATGTTCTCCGTAGATGTGATACAAGGAACAGGGCGATACCAGTGCGTTCCACCAATGACCTAAGTCTAGTCATGGTGGTATCGATCATGCGACGTTCATCACCATCCAATCCAGACAATAGGATTGAAAGGTGATCAAGGAAGATGACCTTAGTGTCTAGCCCGCAAGCAAGATATTCAATTCGGTTGTAGACAACATCGGGATCGAAACTACCGAAGCCATCAAAAAGAAACAAATTCCAATCAGCAAGAGTAGCTTGATATGCTTCGGTGAGAGTAGCTCGGTCATGTTCTCCAAGGTGTAGTGATTTACCAACAGCAGCGGACATCAGTCCGAGAGCTGTACGACGATTTGACTCTTCGAGAGCTAGGTAGCCAACACGCTCACCTTTTTGAAGGAGGTGCGTTGCAAGCTCTCTACAAACGGACGATTTCCCGATTCCTGAACCTGCAGTAACCGTCACCAGCTCGCCATAACGAATCCCGTGAAGCTTGTCATTCAAGCCTTTGAACGGGTAGTCATGATCACAAGGCGGATTAGGTGTAGTGACTAGCTCGAGAAGTGTCTTGCCATCGACGATACCGTCTGGGCGATACGGTTTAGCATCCCAGATAGCCCTTCGGATCGCTTCAGACTCTCCTGCCTGTAGCGCATCTGAAGCATCCTTATATGCCTCCAATCGTGCGATCTTCGTCTTGCCAGGTGGGAGTACGCTCGCTGCTTCCTCCGACGCCTTACGGCCTGCCTCGTCATTGTCGAAGAACAGGACAATCTCCTCATAACCCTGGAGCCATTCGAGAGCCCGTTGAATCGACTTCTTTGCCGCTGCGGCACCGCTAGGTAGAGATACCATCGGCCACCCCGGCATAACTTCACTACATGAAGCCGCATCGAGTTCTCCTTCGGTGATGACGACTCGTTTTCCAGTGGCGGGAAACAAATGTTGTCCAAAGAGTGTTCCAGGTACCTCTCCTTCGTAAGTAAAGATTTTGTTCTTGGTTTTTACCTTACAACCTTTTAAGGTGCCAGACCCATCAAAGTAATGGAATCTGATTACATCACCATCGCGGTAAATCTTATATTGTTGGCAGACTTTCTCGGAGATGTTTCTCTTTTGCAGCCGTTCGGCTGAACCTTGTAGTCTGACAGTTGTCATGTTATGAGTGTGAACTTCTGGCTCATCTGTATGTCCATACGTGTTACACGAAAAACAAAAAGTATGGCCGTCGGAATACAAAGAGTTTGCATCTGACGACCCACAGTTGTCACACGGTAAGTGCCTCACGAACTCGCTTTCGGATGTCTGCGTATGCTCGTGCTTGCTCATCATGATAAGTGAACCAGTTATCAAGTGCAAGGTAAAATCCCTGCATCAGGTTATCTACAGTTTTAGGGTCCTCAGCTTCAACATCAGCGAGGTAATCACTAAATCCTTCCGCATAGTACTCAACGCTGCCGTACTTAGGGTAAGAGGTCATGTTAGCCAATCAATGGGAATGGAATGATATGCACAATAGGGGAAGCCATTCTTCTCAGCCCATTGTGCGTACGTCGTTTTGGATCCTTTGTAGATCTTGTTATAGGGTGCTTGAAAGACGAATCGAATATCTAAGTCGGGATGTGCTTTCTTCACTGCTTTCATCTTCCTTCGGTCTTCCTCGCTCAGAAGTCCTTTGGTCTCTAAGTAGACACCATTCGGTAAAAGAAAGTCGGGTGTGTAGTTGCATTGAAGAACGTAAGGAACTTTGGTTGACTCATATTCAAACGATACCTTCAAGCCAGAGAGAAGATTAGCTACCTTCTCTTCTAGACCTGAACGGTACTTAGCCATCAGAAATCGTCTTCCTCTACTTCAGGTGCGGCTGTGATGTTCGGTTCACCAGCCTTATAACCTTTGGTTTGACCAAACAGTGCTGCCACTTCAGTCTCACCGAGGTCACCAGTGTCAACACCAGCAGACGACCCAACAGTCACGACCTGGATGCCAACAAGCTTAAGACTCGTACCATAAGTAACACCATCACGCAGGATGTACGGCTTCTGACGGAAAGCAAGCTTCACCGTACTACCACTATACAACGGGGTGTTGTCATCAGTGATGGGTGTACCTTCAGTGTCGACAACAGGAGGACGAGTCTCTTCATTCCAACTGAACTTAACCTTGTACTTACCATCAGACACCTCTTCCCAAGGTTCAGGCTTGAGTGTAGAGCGCTTTGGATTCTTCAGTTTAGATTCTGCCCATTTGATCGACTCAGTACGATCCTCTTCAAGACGATCAATGAGTGTCTGATCAACAATAGCGGACAGTGAATAACCAAACTTACTAGGCTTCAGCACAGCCTGATAACCTTCAAGGACAACAGGCTGTTGAGTAACGTGGATGGATTGTGCCATTTCAGCAGAAAAAATAAGTAGATTCGATGACGGATTCCGGTTCAAGGTCTCCGACAATCGGTGGGTCAGTCTCTGCTCCAATATGTGAAGCAAAGTCTTTCAGATAATCATGCTCTGCGAACAGGTGCATGTAGGTTTGTCGTACAATGGAGGATAGGGTAGACATGTCCGTTGCACGACAAAGGACAGAATCGTGAATGAGAGCAATAGGTGCGTCAAACCGCAAGACACTCAAATGTAACAAAGAAGCATCCAAGCTGTGAATAAGATTAGGAGCTGTTGCATTCTTGTGATGGTTGAGATCAACCTCGTCTGAATCGTCAACTGCGACCTGCATCTTACAGCGACCAAGAAGTTGTAACTCAATAGAGACAACAAGTTTCTTGTTCAACTTCTGATGTACAACAAACCCCGATGGTGTTGTCCATTCAAGATACTCCTTACCGGCTTTGATAGCACTTGCTACTTCATCCTCAATCCACTTCATAACAGCCATAGGGCCAGGCACGACAACATCCATAGCGTTGCGTACAGCCTTGACTGTTGCAGTTAGATCCTCCTTGCTAATCTCAACACCCTTCTCAGCTAGTGCTTCACGAATGTAGCCTCTGTTTGAGAATGGTTTTGCATTATAAGGCACGGTCATCACTACGCGCTTGACCGTTTTCCTGTCCATATAAGGTTGGATGCTTTCAGGACAGTAAGGTGTTGCAGCTTCAGCTACTACCTTGTATGCGTCCTGTGGTTTATCACCAGGCAGTACGTTAACAAGACGTGCTGTAGATTTATCTCTAGCAAGACCTGCAAGTATCTGTAACCCTGAGCAAGTGGCATCGGTTGCTACCATCAAACGTGTGAATTGCCTATCGGCTACTACGACACAATGATAGTATTCTTCAGCAGCTGCTAGGAACTGCCAAGGTTCTTCGACACCCTCCCAAAGATGTACATTACCAATGGGATCTGTTGCTATGAGTGTGAACAATTCATGGTTATTTCTCGCCCATTCAAGACGCTCAACCATTGGTGCTTTATCAAGACCGAATGTTGTAGCAACTTGAAAGGCTAACCAATCCTCAGCTTCAGGAGTCATGAACGACCCATCAGCAAAGACTAATAGACTTTTTCCAAAGTCTGTATCTTGAGGAGATAGGAAGGCAGGGATAGGATAAGCTCTCCCTCTATAGTCAAAGCTCCAAGGTATGTAGAACCTAGCTACGTCCTTGAACCTTCTCACTGCCTCCATTGTCATCCGAGTACGACAAGACTTCTTGAACTCTTGTGCGTTCAAGTTCATTGTCTCTGCCGCTGCCCTTCGATATGCTTGCCGAGATTCTTTGTTCTCCGCAATATCAAATGGCTTTGGCGGTAACTCATGATTCACGATTGGGAGGAACTTACCAACTGCTCGTTCCAATCTATCTAGTTCTTCCGCAACCCTTACAATAAAAGGATTTAGAGTAAAGGCAACCTTCTGAATCTTGTTCAGAAAGTTGATTGGTGTTTCTCCCTGTATACATGTGGGATCGCCCCTGCGTACTAGATCATGCCCACGCATCACCTCATTGAGGATGTACCCACCCGCACGTTCATTGGTCCAATTATTTGGTTCAATCAACATTGGCCAGGCAAGCGGAGCAAATAGCTCAGCATCGGCCATCACCTTGTCTTTGATGGAGATGAACTCAGGTGTAGGTACAACGTAGTTAACACGCTTGCGTCCCTCCTGACGCATGTCCTTGGTGAACCATTGTGATGTCTCAATGATACAATCGAGCAACCAACATCCTAGTTTGATGCGGTTTGCTCTGCCCCATGATTGCCATTGTTGGATATCATTACGGTTCATCAATGTTTGAATCACCGTAAGCTTCTGATCAGTACCGCATGACTTATGCCAATAGTTCTTCTTCAGAATATTGAGAAGACCAGGTGCACATCGTTCATAGTAACGCATCTGACACTCAGCCTCAACAGCTGAACCGATACCATCACATACCGCTTGTAGTTGATCACTACCTTCCTTGTAGCTGAATACCTTATCAAAGGTAAGCTTCAATGCAATAGCAGCAGCAGCTAGAGGTTCGAGATCACTGATGTAGTGTGCAATCTCCTTGAATGCTACCCCAGTCTTACCCTCATGGATGCGGTTGTTGGTATCCTCCAACCGCTTAACAAGAATTGGGAGTAGCATATCAATTGATGCAATCCCATACACTGAAGCCGATGCATAACTACGTTGCTGTAGTGCGTCCGTGTTATCCCGTAACCGCTTGAGCCCTTGTCGTATCTGATCACGCTCAAGCTCCACCTGTTCACTGATCTGAGCAGGTGTTGCCATCAGTTACACTCTTCTTCGAGGTAGACCTCAACCTCATCCAAACATACACACTGTGCAAGTTCAGGATACTCATCAGCAAATTCCATGAACTCTTCAATCGTCATCATACTCATAATCATCAATGTTAGCAGGGGTCAAGAAATGTACAGAATCATGATCACAAACAACAAACTCAGTGTTTGGTGTGTTGATTAGTTGTTGTACCTTACGCTGTGCAGCAGAATGCTTGCGATAGACAAACTCAGTAACCTTGCTAGTCTCAAGGTCTGTTGCTCGAATCAGACAACATACAGAACTGGGTAACTCCCACCCCTGCACCTTCCACGCCATGACTTCCTCAAAGGTGTGAGGAATGAACATGTCGTCGTCTGCGTCCTTGTATTCTTGCCAATTGTTATCGTAATACTTTTTCTTCTTACCACTCATCTGTTTGCTTTACATTTAGTAGATGATCGTTACGTTCACGGGACAACTCTAACGCAGTCCAAGCTGCCTGCTCAGAGTCGGGTGCAAGTAGATACCAAACACCTGAACGTAATGTGATTTCATACTCACGAAGTCCCTTGTGAGTTGTGTACATGCGTCGTTGAGTGAGTGAACAAATAGACCAAATGTGTAGCCACAAGTGTAGACAAATGCTATACTTGCACACATTATGAGTGTGAAAAATTGTAGGTATTGACCCACAATAATATCACTTGGAATGGTTAGTTTCATTGATCCTCAAAGTCAAAGTATTCGTCGATGTAAAGCCAGATGCGACCTTCTAATTCATGAGCGAGTTGGATCACTGACGCATCAGAGATCTGAACCTCCGTATTAAGAAAGGTGTGGTCAATACCATCACGGATGACACGATCAAGCAATGCTCGAATGTTAGCTTTCATTGATGACCTACACGTTTAGCTTGTTCGGCACGTTCAATCTCAGCACGTAACATCCACTCAGGGAATACCTGACGACGTGGTGTGTGCTTATTCATAAACAGACTGCTCTTCTGTTTACCTACCTTGCGTCCGTTCTTGTTAATCATACACCCTCATTAAGTGCAACGTCAGAGAAATCATCAAGCCACGCATTCAACGTAGCCCACTCCTCTTCACTCAAGATGCTACGTGAGTCATCACATAGCAGTGCATACTTGACTGCCTTCATGATAGGTTTGAACTCATCAGGATACACATCAACTTTAATAGCTGTGTCGTGTACAGTTGGCATCACTCCATCTCCTCAAGTTTAGCTTGCTTGGCCTTCCACTCAGCACGTGAACGCAACGTACGTTCAGTGTTCTCAACTTCCTCATCAAATGTTTTCACATCGAAGCACTCAATGCGATACTCATCACCAGGGTCAGTACAAACAGCAAGCACACGGCAACGCTCAAGACAAGCCTCCATAGATTCAAAGACACCAATGATTGTAGTAGACCCACAACCACAATAGCTGGTAAGTGTGAAAACAGTCATCGTTAGTTAATAAACAACATCGAGGGAATGAATCCCTCAGAAAGGGAGACATACACACCATTGTATACGTCCCTGAGTGAGAGAATCAAATGTTGCGGAAGAAGTACGTACCATTGTTGGTCTCAATGTATGAGAAATCATACTTGAGGTTATGATCCCATACATCCTGCCAATCAACAGCAGCCATCACAATGTCAGGGATACGTGCATCCATGACCTCAATCACGAAGTACTCAGCAAACTCCTTCTCTGCATACGATGAGTAGCTGTCATGCTCCCATTCGAATGCATCCTCAAACTGACTGGCAGTGTTGATGCCTAACTCATCAAGCTCATCCATGAACGCAATCGTCTCCTCATGCGTCCACTTCTCACCAAGGATATCGGTGATCTTATCATAAAGATCCTTAGCGTCAGTGGACAAGTCATCATACTCCTTGTCCGCAACATCACGAGTAGTCACAGGTACAGTCCCTCTTGCATTCAATAGCTCTGTATAGTAGTCAACATACATAGCCTTGCCATTGTCATACACATAACCAGCATCAAGGATGACTTCAGTACGTGTAATCTCTCCTCTCTCAACTCGTTGCATCATATCATTGTGATAATCAATGAGTGCATCACCTTTGATCATGAACATGGGTTGTGTAACTGTGCTCGTCATTGTTAAATAGTGAGTAACAATGTAGCCACATGAGGACTACAGAAAACCTACACATTGTGAAGGTTAAGTGTAGTCCTCACTTATGAGTGTGAACACTAAGTTATATCTGTGCGTCGGTGATTACTCACCTTGATCAAGTACATGTTGGCAGTATGTCTCAACAACATGCCATACCATAACCTGAATCATGTTGTGAACACTCGTTGTGTTCTTCGCAATGATAGACATGAAGTCACCACCTAAGGTGTCATAACATACATCCTCAATGGAATCTTCATGCTCCCAGAAGAACTTAGTGGTCTCATCGTAGTAGATGAAACCAGACACACCCATGGCACAACCATGCCTGGCTACGTCCTTGATCTCATCCATATCAGTGAAGCGTGCAGCAAGTGCACTCGTGATCTCGTTGTTGTAAAACATTACGTCGTATGTGTGTAAACGTAGCTGTTTGTGTGAGCTACAGAAAAGGATCATTACTCGTGATCCCTAAGTGTAGCTGACCGTATCAGCCAAGTGCAGTCTCATAGACACGAGTGGAGTTGACAAGGTTAGCGTTAACCCAGAACCCAAGACTCATGTTGGGATTGAGAAGCAGGTTGGCAATAGCACGACGAGACACATTGATGTATGCATAGCTGTACCCATTCTTGAAGATGACACATGCAGTGCCACGAATAGGATCAACCAGCAGACAATCAATAGCGCTGGAGGTGCGGTCAACAATGTTGAAGCTGAACATGATGTAACAAACAAGTGGTTAAGTGCGTCCCTGAGTATCGCTTCCACCTCAGTATCAGACGCATGTGGTGCCATGATCAAACTTGTATAGCGCCTGTGGCTCGGCGCTGGTGACGGCTAGTCGCCGCCTGGTGGTGCTCACCCTTCTCGGCGTGGCACGGCTGGCACCTAAGGAGTGTACCCTAACCCACAACCCCTGGAACCCGCTCGGCAGGTGGTGTGGCGGCAGTGACCCGTGGTCCTACTCAGCCTTGGCTCTTCGGTTGTCGAGGTTCGATGCTCTCACCATAGCCTGGCTGGAGCGGTCTGTCAAGGAGTGGTGGTCGGCTTGTCAGGTGGCACAGTGCCAAGGGCTGCTTGCCGTATTCAGTTGGCTTGGTGTCTCATCTCTTCTGGTTGAAGTTTCGAGACTCTCCTCACCCTTAACAGGGAGAGTCGAGTAACTCTCAACATTCAAAGAAGAGTATGGGTTGACGGTAGCCGCTCTGATTGGTGGACAGTGACAGCAAGTGGCACATAGTACAGCCTAATCCCTGTTGTTGCAGCGGTTATCAGTGTTGCTTATGGTACAGTGTATCGCTGAGATCCATTGGTATCACTGGGTTCTCAATAACATTCTCAGTAAGGGTCGACAGATGTGTTTGATATAAATATAACGCTACTGTTATATGTTGATAGCTGGCCATCATGTGTGTGCCTGCCTGCACGCCTATGTCCTGCGTACCTGTGTGTAGTGCAGATGCGCTGGACACGGCTTATCCGCGCCTGGGTGCGTGCGTACACGGGTGTGGGCAGGTGCGTACGTGTGCATCCGGGGGTACCCCTATGGGGGGTTGCGTCGTCGCTCCAGCGTAGTAATAGACTTAAGAAATTTCTGTCAAAAATTAAGGACCACTCAGGATGACCTAGAAAGGCCGTCTAACACCTTGAACGTACAAAGACACCCAAGACACACTACACAACCCTTCTAGCCCCTTCTAGACACCTCTAACGGTCATTTACCCCACATTGCACTACAAACACTTGGCAATTGTTCATAGAGAATGTCTTGAATCTGTCCAGCAATCACAGCATGTTCTTTCTGTGTCCCATTACTCGTCCTCAGGTCACAATAATGCAACCAAGACCTAACACTACCATTCATATACAGTCGAGTAGGAGCAGCCATTGGAAGCACTTCTCTTGCACATTCCTTAGCTACCCCAGCTTCAAGCATACGTTTATACAGGTCATAACATTCACCATACAGCTTCATGATCTCATATTCATAGCTACTCTTCACTACTTCATCTAGATCATCAACACTATTCTGTCGGTTCTTCAGGTCTTGTCTACGAAGGTCTGGTACCTGTGCTACTTCAGTAACTTGTGCATACCGTTGACT